CTCCGGGTCCACCACCAGCGAAGCTGCCGATACCTCCAGTGACGTAGGGGATGGCGTTGGTGGCCCTCTGGTAGCCGGAGAGCGGAGTCGTCTCCCCCGGCTGCGGCTTACGCTGGGGCTTGCCCCGCTCGTGGGCACCGACCTTGACCCGGGACGTATCGGCGCCACCGAAGTCCGTGTAGGCGTCGGGGTACTTGGCCCTCACCCTGCGGCCGACCTCAAGGTCCGAAAGCCCCTCGTACTGGCCGGGGTACTTGGCCTTCACCTTCTTGCCCAAGTCATTCAGGGTCGCCATCAGAGGATCCCCAGCGGGTCTTTGGCACCACCCGGGCTCAGGTTCGTGTCCAGCAGCGACGATTCAGCGTTGCCCAACAACGTCCGCAGGACAGCCAGCTTCTTCTCCACCGTGGACCAGGTGTCGTTGGCGGTGGGCAGGTTGCTGATGGCAAGCCGTACCTGCTCTTGCGTGATGCGAAGGTTCTTGCTGCCGGCCGTGGCCCGGAGCACCGGGATGGCAGCGTCAGCCCACACCCTGAACGCCGCTCGAGCCGGGTCCGTCTGCGCGAGCTGGCTGATCTTGCGGTTAGCCGCCCCCAAGATGCGCCCCTGCGGGTCCCTTGGAACCAGAGAGAGGACGTCCTTCTCCAGCTTGTCCAAGTCCAACTGCGCGCGGCCCACGTCCGTCACACCTGCAACACTGGCTTTGTCAGGGACGGGAATCCCGGCAGCAGCGGCCTGTATCCGGAGCTTGTTGGCGACGTTGCCGGTCATGTCCCCCGGAACGAGGTACTTCCTGCCACCGTAGGACGTCTTGACGAACTTGTTGAAGTCCACCGGCTGGTCTTCCAGCGGAACCCGAGGCGCAGGCTTCTCCTTCTGTGTGGTCCGCTCCTGAGCCCCCTGAGCGGCGATCTCCGCCATGCGGTTCTGGTGCTGGAGCCCGATGTTCTCCTTGGCCGACCGCTCATGCTCGCCCTGCAGCAGCACCTCAAGCGTCTTGGACAACTGCTCCGACCTCTGCCGCATGTCCATCTCGGTCTCGTTGTCCCCGAGATGCGCCGCCAAGAGCGCCTTCTTGTCGTAGTTATCCTTCAAGGCCACCAGGTTGTCAGCCCGGGTCCGGGCCAGGTCTTCACGACGCTTGCCCACTTCCTCCGCCCCGCGCTTGGCGAAGCTCGGGTCCTGAGCGATCACCGAGGCGATGTTCCCCGTCAGGAGCGGCAGCATCGATGCCAGAGCATCTGGGGTCTGGACCGGAGCTGCAGCCGCCTGCTGGAACGCCTGACCAGCCTGCGAAGCTTCCTGAGTCGCCTGAGCGGTGCGTCTCTGGGCCTCCGCCATCGCCCGCTGGTTCAGGGCCTCGGACAAAGACAGGATGTCCCCAGAGGACAAAGTCCCCTGAAGGCTCGCCAGCGAGGCCAGAGACGCAGGGTCGATGGGCAGGGCCATTACTGGACCGTCGTTCCGGTCGGGGTCGTGGACAGTGCCAACTGCGGGAAGCGCATCCGGAGATAGCGCTCAAGATACGGCCCGAACGCCTCCAGACCCCCCGAGAACATCTGCTGCGAGGCCGATGGCCCAGACGTCCCGGTCAGGGCTGCGATACGCGCCTGGATCTGGTCTAGAGCCGTCTTGTGGGCCATCTCATAGGCCCCGGCATGCAGAGCCGACTGCTGGCTCCCGACGAGGCTGGGGGTCAACCCTGAGAGCACAGCCCCCGTTCCCGTGGTGCCCAAGCCCCTTGCCGCCAGGTTCTGCTGCACCTGGTTGCTGGTCTGGTTAGCCCCCGTGGCGATGTTGCCCAGAGCCGATGAGTAGGCCGGGGACCCCAAGATGTTCTGGTATAGGGAGTTGGTCGTCCCCGCGATGTTCTTGGGGCTCAGGAGCGCTTCGATCTGCTGGCGGAGCTTCTGCTTCGGATCCCCGAACAGGTGCTGGAGCACCGAGGGGCCGAAGGAGAGGAGCAGGGGCAGCAGGAGGGCATTCAGCCCGGGGACGGCGGCCGCGCCTGCCAAGGCAGCGCCGCCACCCCCGGCTGAAACCAAGCCACTCGACACACTGGGTATGTACGCCATCTGGCCCTCCTTGGACCGCTACTCTAACCCAAAGCCTCAATCCTGCAGTCAACCGAATACTGAGGGCTTCCAGCCTTGGTCACGGTAGTTGTAAAGGTTATGTTCTGGCTCGCTGCCGCCTTGACCACCACCGACCCCTGAACGAAGGCATTCAGGGTCCCCAGGTCCAGATTGTTGACGATGGCGGTGGCGTTCATCATCGGTACGTCCATCGACTGCGCCGAGCCGTCGTTCCAGCTCAGGGTCGCCTTGACCACGTCGCCACCGGACCCAGCCGTGGTGGTCTTCATGTAGAACACCAGCCGGTAGAGTCCTGCACTGGAAGCATTGCCCGTCAACATGGTCTGGGCAGCGAGGCTCCCGGTCTGAGCGGTCAGGGCGATAGTGCCCAAGACCCCCGACGCTGAAGCCGCGTTGCCCACCAAGACCACCGAGCCCGCGGTGTCTTGGAACTTCTGCGCCCGGGTAGTCCCAGCGGTGATGCCCGACAAATCGAACCGCATCTGCTTCGTGGTCGATGAGTTGTCTTGGAACGTCGTCCCGGTGCCAGTGTTGCAGCGGATTTTCGTGCTGGTGAGAAGGGTCTTGTTGCTGACGTCATCGGCGTTCGTGGCGAGTAAGAACGTGCCGCCAGAGGTACCCGTGGGAAGCGAGAAGATAGCCCCCGCGGTGATGCCAGCCCAGTTCACCGTGGCAATGTTCCCGCTACCACTGTCCTTGATGGTGAACTGGTCCACGAACCCATCAGCATCGAAGGTGATCGACCCGCCAGACAGCGTCAGTGCAGTGAAAGACGCTGCCCCCGTGTTGTCGATGTAGGCGATCACCGACCCCAAACCCAGGTCCCCGGTGCCCGAGAACACCGTGATGCCATGGCCCAGATAGACCCCAGAGGTCGCTGCCACCTGAGCGAGCAGAGTGCCGTTACCCACGGAGACGATCTTCAACACCTGCACGTTGAAGATGCCGCTCTCATCGACGTAGCCCACCAAGTCGCCACCGAACCGACGCCACTCCTGGATGTTGCCGCTCTGGTCCACGCCCTGAACCGCTGCGACCTCGGAGCCCGGAGTCGCTGGGGCATTGCCGAAGACTGAGTCAGAGGACCCGTTGGGCACCTGCCCCGCTGCGATCCTCGCCATGGCCTGAGAAACATCCCGCGCCCAGACGTCGATGGTGCCGAGCGTATTCCGGAGCCGGGACGAGAAGTCGGGCGCCGTGGGGTGCGGGATGCTGGCGTAAGGGATGCCGTTGAAGTCCCTCATTTGCCCGAATCCTCGAGCCCGAAGCTCTTGCTCCCGAACACCAGGTACTCGTAGCTGTAGTTCGTCCCCGTCGCCTCGACTACGATGCGGAGTCCCTCGCACATCATCCGCGGACTGACGCGATGGAAGTTGGCTGTCCCCGAAAAGGTCTTGCTCGGACCCGAGACCTCGGTGCTGTTGGTCTTCAGATTCTGGAACGTGTACGTGGCCAGCGGATAGCCAGCCGTGGACCCGCAGTAGGCATACATGTCGTCCAACTCCCACTCACCGCTCAAGCCCGCCATATACATGCGTCGCGTGGTGAAGGTCGAGTTGGCATAATCCGATGGAATCGTGCTCGACTGACCGTCCCGGTATACCTTGCCTCCCCCGACACCAGAATCGGTACCGCCATAGCCCAAGTAGAACAACGTCGTTCCCGTGGTATGTGGAACCGCAGCCACTGACTCTAAACTGCCATAGTTACCGACCCCGTCCGAGTTCCGCATGTGGACAGGACCAGAGAACTTGAAGCTACCATCAGGACCAATGTCCTCACGGTCGTAGGAAATGTGCAGGCAGAGGAAGCTGTCGCTCGGATATACCGGGTCATTGTCGTTCCGGTAGTAGAACCTCAGCACCCGGTTCTCCGGATCGTTCAAGAGCGCAATGGGGTAGGAGCTATTACCAATGCTGGGAATGAAGTTGCGCCACGTCTGGTTCCGAGATCGGGTGATGAAGTTGAACCCGTCCGTGGTGTGGATGCCCTTGTGCGAGACGAACGCCAGCAACTCCGACTCACCATCGATGGTCAGCGTGCAGGCGCACATCGGGTTGTAGATGCCGAAGCTCCGGGAGATGAGTTCCACCGCACGGCCACGGTCGAACGTCGAATCCCGCTCACTGGGCAGGTAGTTGAGCCTCCACACCGAGTGGTCGAGCCCGATGATGAGCCGGTTGTTCACCGTGCGGATGTGGGTGATCTCGTCGTTGTCCCGGGTCTCGAAGTCGATGAAGTAGGTGGGGGGAAAGGCTTCAGGATCTCCCGGGAACGAGTAGCGCACCGTCGAGGGATTCAAGACGTCGTTCAAGACCAGAGAGTCTTGGAACGTGTCGCCCGTGCTCGCCGAGGGCGGTGGAAAGTTCTTCGCCACCTGGCTCGTGATGTCGCCAAAGTTGTAGACCACGGTCGGGAACACCACCGTCGAGTCGTTACTGCCGCCGTAGTAGACGTAGGCCTTGACGTAGTCGATGCCGATGGAGACGTTGGCCTTGGACACCGACAACACCACCATGAAGTTGGCATCGAAGTCAGCGTCCACCAGCCCCGGCTGGTTGCTCGGGAACCAGCGGTCCGTCGATGAGCCCACCGTGAATGTCGTCGGTGCAGCAGAGTTGGTGCTGGTGAGGGTTCCAGACTTGGAAGCGGTGATGTCGGCGAAGCGCGGACGTTCCCCGATCTTCGACAGGTTCTTTATGGTGAAGCGACCCGTGGCGTAGCGCTTGCCGATAGTGACGTTGACCGGTACCGGAGCGGAACCCGCGCTCACGTAGCCCTGGACTTCGATGGCGATACCCACCACCGTGCCCGTGAATCCACCCAGCGAGAAAGTGTAGGCTGACTGCTGGATGGTGGTCGGGCTCGCTCCGACAGTGGCCGAGGCATAGACACCGTCATCCGCTGCCATGCTTGAGGCGCTGGCGAAGCCGAAGTAGAAGCCCGTGCTGTTGAAGTTGCCCGGGAAACTGGATGCTGAGGCCACCGCCGTGGTGTCCGCATGAGCGGAGGCTGCTGTCGAAAGCTCGGCGATCATGAACCCAGTAGGGAACTTCTTGTCGGTGGCCTTGACCTTGACCGGGCTCCGGTAGATGCGCCAGCCGGTGGTGATGCTGTTGTGAACCATCGGCAACTGGATGGTGGGGACAATGCTGGTCGCCGAGATGAGCTGAGTCGTGGCCCCTGAGTCTGCTGAGAAAGCTGACTCCAGAGTCGCTTCAGCACCGTCTTGGGTGACCTTGGCGATCTCCGTGGTCCAGTATTCGTAGTACCCAGTGACACTCTGCGAAAACGCTCCCGCTCCAGCCGTAACGATGCTCGGAGCCGCATCCACCGGCAGCATCCCATGCTGACGGGTCACGGGGGTGTTTCCAACTGCAGTCGCTGAGAGATAGACGACGGTGTTGGTGTTGATGGCTGACGAGTCGGCGGTGGCCCCGTTCAGGAGAAAGAAACGGTTCCGGTACTGCACCGCTTCCAGAGTCTGAGCGCTACTCACGGTGCCGATGGTGGCAAGATCACTGAAGGTCTGCGTCGAGGTCGACACCGGAGCCCGTCGGTATTTGTTGCCCGCCATGGCAATCAGGTAGTGGTTGCCATTGTCGAACTGGATGTCACGCAGACCACGGACTGCAGTCGCCGTCCCCGATACCGTGCCCCATACCGCTCTACCAGCAGCGGGGTAAAGACTCGTCGAGCCATTGCGGTAGACGAAGTTCCGCATCGCCGACATCTGCCCCGGCTTCAACTGCGCCGGGTCGCGGTCGGTGACCAGCCCGCCATCCAAGGGCTCGACTTTGCGCGGCACTAGGACTGGTCCCAGTTGATGAACCGCGTCGTGTTGTCACCCCACTGTCCGAACACGAAGGCTCCGGGGATGAAACCCACATCCTGATCCGGCTGGCTCGTCTGCTCCTTGAGCATTGTCACCAGACCCTGCTCCGAGAGAGCGAACCACGTCTTCAACTGCTCCCCGCGTCCCTCCGACTTGTCCGTCAGGAAGTGCCACTTCCCCCACGCCATCAAGTAGGGCTCGTAGTCCTGGTGGATGTCCAAGACAGCGGCCGTCGCCGTGGTGGTGGGGATGGTCATCCGGCGGTAGTAACGGAGCTGCAGGACATCGGAGGCCGATGGGGGCTGAAGGATGCGGAGCTTCCCCCGCGACCCGATCATGAACACGTCATAGTTGGTCGGGACCGTGATCGACGTCTGCTCGCTCAGGTAGTTGGAGCGGTCGTAGAACCTGCGTCCCACCGGATGGAGCGTGGTCTTGGAGACGACCATCCTCACCGAGTAGGCAGCCTTCCAATCCGAGGGCAGGTCGTACATGTCCCGGATGGCTGTGGCCGTACCAACGTTGACCCCGGCGCCAAGGGAGAACGTGCCGTAGATGCCGAACCCTGAAGCTGCGGTGGCTGAGATGCGGATGCCATCACTCAGCCCCGTCATGGAGACGAAGTCGTCGGGCTGCAAGCCATGCCCGGCACCACAAGCAGCGGAGGCCTGTCCTCCTGAAGCCGAGACCCCCGTCACCTGGAACGGCGCGATGATGCTGATGGGCGAGGCTTCAGTGAGGAGGAAGTTCCACTTGGCGCGGTTGTTGAAGTGCTCGAGCGCCGCAAAGAGAGAGCGCCCGGCCCGGGTCGTCATCTCCGAGTCGCCGGACGCCCCGACGCAATCCGCTATCTCCTGCGCGGCGGCACTAACCGCTTTCGTTGAGGGCTGGAACAGCGTCATCCGTGGCTCCCATCTCGGCTTCCTGCTCCGCGCGGTCCTGGGCTTCGATCTCTGCCCACTCCTCGTCGCTCACGTGCGGCTGCTCAATGGTGCGTTCACCTCGCATCTGTTCCCAAGAGGCGATGATGCTCGGTACCACCTTGAACGCATCCCGGTTCTCGGAGATCCAGTCCTTGGCGTTGGCCGCAAGCTCCTTGCGGTAGATGCGGTCCTCCACCAAGCGGGCGAGTTTGTCTTCGAACTCCTCGGGGGAATCAAACAGGAGTCCGGTCTTGCCATCCTGGATCTCGGCCTTGTAAGCCCCGGTGTTCTGCGCCAAGGTCGCTGCGGGCTTGTGGAGCACGCTCGACTCGTACCACTTGATGGCCGAGCGGCAGCGGTTGAAGACGTTGTCGGTTAGGGGCGCGAGCGCGATGTCGTGGTTCATCATGCACATGCGGAGCTTGTACTCGACGTACTCGCACCATGGGTGGAACGTCAGCCGGTCCTGCGGGATCAACTCCGTGGTCCACGGGAACTGCGAGCCCCAGATGTGCCAGTGCACCTCCGGGTAACGCTTGGTGATGTTCCCCACCGCCTGACGCAACGGGTACCAGTCCTCGTAGTGAGCGATACCCCCCTGCCACATGATGTTGACCTTGGACTCGTCCTGCTGGAGCGCCACCTGCGGGTAGTGGTCGAACCGCACCAGGTTGGGGAAGGTGCGGATGCGACGAGGCTGGATCTCCTTCAACACCGACTTCTCCACCTCGGGAGTCGAGCACTGGATCTGGTCCGCCATCTCCAGGATCTTCCGGTAGGTGCCCATCTGCTGGCGGTTCTTGGCAAGGCTGAAGCCCTTCTGGCCGTCCTGCCACAGCACCTTCTTCTCCCCCTCCTCGACCACGCCGATGTGGTGGCCGATGGGGATCAGATTGCCGTTCATGTCGCGGATGCCAAGGCTCTTGAACGCTTGGTTCAAGGGGGAGACGTTGAACAGGTTGTCGTCCGTCTCGATGACGATGCTCGGGCTCCACTTCCATTCGTTGTCACGCTTGGAGGGCAGGAAGCTCTGGATGCCGCGGATGTTGTTGACGGGCGACTCGCCGATGGGCTGGTAGAGGAGGATAAGGTCAGCCTCGCAGAACTCCTTGACCCGCTTCTCCGGAGGAACGTTGGCGTCGTTCTTGTCGATGAGGCACTCGACCGGCAACCCCAAGTGTGCCGCGGTGTCGAGTGTCACCCAACAGCGGTAATAGAACGACGCCGACCCATTGGGCGGGATCAAGCTATAGATGCGAAGCGGCTTCATGCGTCCTCCCTGACGATGTCCGAAGCAAGCGGCACTTCCACCTCCACCGGTTCCCAGCCCTCTGACGTCTCCGGAGCCCCCTCGTAGGCGAGCCCCATGTCGGCGAGATTCATGATCTTCGGTGTTCCCTGCTTCGGCTGTTCCCCACCCTGCCAGCGGCGGTCATAGGTGCAGTACTGCTTGTTCCGGTCCAGGAAGGCATAGAACTTGTTCTTGTCCTTCATGAAGTCCGGCTCGAACAACCTCGTCACCGCGCCGAACATGGGGATGTTGACGAACGAGGCCACCCGCCGGAACTCCTGCCCCTTGTGCATCGTGCCGTCATCAGCCTTACGCAACTCAGCGATGGCCTCGAACCGAGGTCCGTAGATAGTCGGGTGCTTGTCCATGAAGTCATCGACGTCGCCGAAAGCGGCGTCCATCATCGTCTCGTTCTTGCCGATGAAGAAGCTCATGGCTAGTCGGTCCCCGTGTTGGGCGCACCCTTGAAGATCGTCCCCTCACCCTGAGCGGGGTCGAACTTCAAGTCCTTGATGTCCTGCTGGCACATGTCCGTCGAGTACGCCCCTTCGGCATCATTGGGACCGGCAGTCGTGCCCCCCGTGGGCATGAAGTCCGGGGTCGCCTGCTCGCGGTGCGTCTTCACATCGAAGTGCTCCGAGTTGAAGACCACCGTGCTCGGCACCGGACCCGACGTCTGGGTCTTGAGAAGCGGCTGCGGAGAGCCGGAAGTCGGCATCGGGAAGATGGCGTCCTCACGGTTGCCACTGGTACCACCGCGGAAAACAACCACCATGTCACACCTCCTTGGTTTCTGCTGACTTCCAGGTTTTGCCGTGCTTTATGCCGTAGATAACTTGGTTGGAAACACCAAAAAGACGGCCAATGGCTACTTGAGTGTCTAGTCCTCGCTCAAGATACCAGCGGATTTTCGCCACGTCAGCCTCACTCAGCTTGGTTCTTCCGTGAGAAGCCCGCCGTGCCTGCCTCCCCTTAGCCACCTTGTCCGCGGCATTGTCTGCTGCAGTCCCCAAAAACAAGTGAGCAGGATTCACGCAACATGGATTGTCGCATCGGTGAAGCACGGACATGCCTGACGGAATATTCCCGTAGTGGATGCGCCAAGAAACTCGATGTGCTGCTTCTCGCCTTCTCCCAGATTCTGTAAGCATGAACCTGCCGTATCCATTCCAGCTGAGCATTCCGGTCCAACGCCAGCAGCCTTCATGCTTTTCAACGCGCATCCAGAACCGTTTCTCCAAAGAGCCGCCTCGCAGGCCACGGCTCTTGGTCATCACTCACCTCCCATGCCAGCGAACGGGTTGGCGTTGGTGGTACGGCCGACACCCGCCTTGTTGTGGTTCGGCTGCGCGAACGGCACCGCAGCGGGATTCGGGAATGGCGTGTTGGGAGTCGGATTCTGCGCCGGCTCCGGAGTCGTCTTCCCCGTCATGCCATTGACCGGAAGTTCCTTCCCCACGCCCCGAGACACCGTCTCCCGAGTCGTATCGGGATGGGCGAACAGGGTCTCGCCGAAGATGTCCTGAGTGCCGGTACGAGGCGGATCCTGGGGCGGAGGCACCGGCTGCGTCCCAGCAACCCAACCTTCAGGATAGCCACCCGGCTGCTCCGGATAGACCGGGGTCGACTGCGTGATGTTCCCCGGCCACGGGTCCACGTCGATCTTGCTCAGGTCCACCTCGGGACGTCCGGCGCGTGCTGGAATCTTGCGAGGATCCCAGCCCCTGGTGATCGAAGCCTGAATCAACCCACGGCTTTGATTACCTGCCATGTTCCACCTCCTTAGGCAACTCAACGAGTTTCATTTCCTGTTGTGGCTCCGGATGCGCTCGGTGTGTAGCCGCCCATCCTTCCAGATAAGCCGCGGCTCTCCGAACTGTCTCAGGATTGTCTCCTAAAAATCCGAGAGCCCTGTTGCACGACATGCACAGCAAATCCCTAACCCTGTCGGTTCTGTGGTCATGGTCAACATGTAGTTTCTGGCCGCCGCTATGCTTCGTCGGACGAGGCTCCGACAAGCAAACGGCGCACTTACCATCTTGCGCCTCGAACATCCGCCAGTATTCGCGCTCAGAAATGCCGTACTTCCTTCGCATCCTCTGGTCCGGCCTCGACAGTGCTCGCTTTGCCTTGTTCTTGGCCTCGTACTTATCTACCGATTGTTTCATGCGACCAGACAGAACCCTTCTCCGTCTCAACTCACGGAGCTTGTCCGGATTGCGTGCATTCCATGCAGCAGTAGCGCGCCGCTGAGACTCACGCTTTCTCGGATCTTTCGGGTCCTTGTATGGCACTTGTGTCTCCCAGAGGGTGGCCCCGTACTGGCGACCACCCACAGGTTCGCTTCGTTGCTAGCCGTTGGTCACGCCCGTGATCGCAGCCCACGAGGATGGGTGGTCTAACTGGAGCGTGGCATCCATTAATACGATTCCCCGTGTATGGTCGCCACCCTTGCCCATCGGCTTGTGCTGCGGAGGACGGAAGAACGCCACCTTGGCCATCGCTCGATCCCCGATGAAGTACGCACCGGATGCCGAGTTGGTCGAGATGGGGATGAAGCGGTCGGTGATGACCGCGTAGAGCTGGTTGAACGGCGTCTCGAACACGTCGATGTTCGCCACCAGCCTCTGGTCCGTCGCCGCGATATTGCGGACGTTGCCCGAGCCCGAGGAGATGGTGGCGTTGACGAACTGACGCTTCGAGGCGGGAGCGAACCACAGCGAATCCGGCTCCGCGCCGTTCTGGAACAGCGTCTGCGACAGCGACACGATGTCCGCCGTGGTCACGCCTGCCGACGCCGAACCGCTGATCGTGATGCCGAAGCCACGGAAACCGAACGACAGCGGTGCCTGCGCTGCAGCACCCGTGTTGGTCGCCGTCGCTCCGGTCGAGAACATCAGCGACTCGAAGTTGCGAGCGAGCACCTTGAACTCCTTCATGATCTGGTGCTCGTACATGTCCCGGATGCCGGCCGGGTTGGCGTCACGCTCGCGGTCGGAGACCACGACGTCGCGCCGGAGGATGCTGCACACGTTCCAGAGACGGGTCGGAGCGGTCAGCGCCGCACCGGTACCCGCGGCATTGAAGTCGTCGCCTTCCAGCACGCCTGCCGTCGACGTCGCCACCAACGTATCGACCGTCCACGAGTGGACGACGTCCGTGCAGCGGGTCTTGGGGGCGCTGGAGAAGAACGGGGTCTGGAACGAATCGAGGATCGTGACCAAGTCGGTCAAGTCCTCGTGGTGGATACCGCCAAGGTTGGCCTGGCCGAAGAAGCCAGCCACCTGAGTGGTGATTGCACCACTAGGAAGCGTCATGGGTCACTCCTTTGACCGGCGAGCCCCTATCGCTGCAGGAACTCGTCCGAGATGACACCCTTCAGGCGAGCTTTGGCGTAGGCTTGAGCATCTTGCGGAGTCCCTGTCTTCTGGAAACGCTCGAAGGCTTGCTGGACTGCCGCATCCTGCCCCGGCTCTCGCCGTCCGTCGCCCGACCGGGATGTCGGGATGCCAGCGTCGGCACGGCCGGGGAAGGAAGCCTCTGGCTCGCCCCCCAGCGCCTTCCGACGTGACTCCGTGAACTTCAGGAACGCATATTCCATCGCCTGCACCGGAGTGACCTCGAACATCTTCGGGTACGAGGCTGACAACTCCGGGTCAGTGTTGATGAACTGCGCCACGTCGGTCTCGAACTGGACGTAATCGGGGTGACTGGCAACGAGTTGCCCGCGAGCCTGGAGCCCATTGGAGATGGGCCGGAATGCTTCCGCGAACTCCGCTCTGACGATTGACTTGAGCGCGTCCACCGGGACGCCGAACTCAGTCATACGGTCTTCGGGAGTGGCCGAACGACGGTCCGGAACGGATTGACGAGGGGTCCCCTCAGCGAGCCCGTTCTGGAGCATCTGCGACAGGAGCAGGTCTTTCTTCTGGTTCTCATCGAAAAGACGCTTGCCCTCGGCGTCGCTCGCCTTCTTGGCAGCCACCAGTGCCTCGACGGATGGGTATCCCATCAGTTCGGGGTTCAACGGCTGCTGCGGGGTCGGCTGTTCGTTTGGCTCTGGCATCGTTGCCTTTCCCTAAGCCCCTAGGGGTTCGCCCCGGGACTCCCTGCTACGCCCTGCCGGTCGAGTTCGTCGAGACGGCG